CAGAAGAGTCTTTCGTGGTTGTGTCGCGAGTCTCCATGCTCACGCTTAATGATGCCGATGTTGCACGGCCGATGATGTCGTATGTTGTTCCACCATCTTCGCTGATTTGAATCACAACGTCAGTTGAGTTCATGATGCTTGTTGCAGCCATTTTCTTTTGTTTTTATTTTATTATTCAATTACTAATCAAGTGAAACGCGAAATATCAAATCTACTTGAGAAGAGAAAGTTCTTTCGTCATCACTAAACAAATCGCGCTCACCGTCGAATGAGCAAGATTGTACTTTAACGCTTTCAATCGTTTCATTCATACGAACAAATGCGCTTCTAATATACGAAACGGCGTTCTGTGTGTCAGCATATGAAGTTGAAACAATTGTGACTCTGACATTTATTTCGTCAAGATGTGAGTCGCTGTCTTTTGAACGCTGTGCGTCGTTCACGACGATCTCATATATTGCGAAAGGATGCTGTGCTGTTTGAGCGCCAACGAGTGGATAGACACGACCAGAGAACAGAGTGTTCAGATCAGAATCATTGTCAAACTTGTATTTGATGACTTTACCAATCATTTGAGTGACGCTTTTACTTGTTTGTCAAGAAACGCTCTCATGAGCGTCTTGAATGTGTTTCTCACGAGTGAGAGTCCTCCTTTTTTTGCTTTCTCAGCGAAGCCTAAGTTGGCTCCTTTGACGTATTGCCCGTACTTATTGATGAATCCGTATTCAACAAAATGAGCAAACCAACCGCCCTTTTCTGGATCAGAATATCTGCCTTTCACTCTCGCACCTACTGAGAGCGAAGAGAAAGTCTGATGTTTTCTGACTGGAGTATTGATGATACCGATCGAATTCTTCAAAGTCCCTTTAGGAATCTCTGCATAAACACCGCCGTATCTGTACACTTTGAAACTTGACTCATCAGTGATGTTCGCTTTGAAACGCGCCACCATAGGCTTCAGAGACGCTCTCTGAACTTTTCTGATGTCTTTAGTCTGCACACTATTCGCAAGAGTGTCGAGTTCTTTAAATGCGCGTTCAAATTCGCGCATCAAGACATCTTCGTCAAAGCCAATGAAGTTCTTGCCTTTGACAGAACTTCTTGACATCATTCTTTCAGCAGTTGTCCCCATGATTAGTCTGTGAGTCTTGTTTCTATTCGCTGAAAAGAATCTCTTGATTCATCGCTGATGATCGCTTCAATTTTGTACGTCTTATTGTTGTAGACGATACGCATCTGTTCATTGATGTCTGATCGATAGCGAATGAAAAAATGCACTTTTTTAACTGCAACGAGTTGATCAGACTGCTCGTTTTCAGATCCAGACTTCTCAACGACTTTTGCCCATACTGAAGCAAGTGTTGTGAACGACTTGTTGAGTTGTCCAAACGCATCAGTTGAAGACGTAAACGTCTGAAGCGTGATTCGTCTATCGAGTTGTCCAGCTTGTTTGATCATCAGAATGTGAAGATTCTGTACGGGTTCCACAAATACTCTGATGCTGTCGGCAATCTCTTTACGCTATCACCGCGTTGATCGTAAAGATCAGAGATGACGAGCATCATTCCTTGAATCAACGGTTTTGGAATTGACGAAACATCTGTGCCGACGACGTATCTGACGATCACTTGATTCACAACTCCTGCGGCCGCAAACCAACCAGCAGTCGACTGCACTCTTGCAGGTTCTGAAATCAAGTCGTTTACATACTGATCAGAAGCGAGTGTGACTTCAGATCCAATCTCATCGACATATTTGACAGAAGATATTGAAGTGACTGGGCCTCTCGAGAGATAGATGAGATTCGACAAGTTGTTCCATGAATTTGTAGGGAACTTGTCAAAGTATTCATCAATCGTCGTTGTCACAAGTATTCTTCGAGTATATTCTTCACACATCTGACGAGACGCAGTGATCAAAGCATTGATCAAGTCGTCGTCATCTGAATGATCAACACGCAAGAAGTTCTTCGCTTCAGCAAGAGTGATTGGCTCAGAAGCCGCCGCAGTTACAATATCAAATGCCATGTTCTATCGTGTTTCCTTTTTCGTTGTTTTCTTGACTGCTTTCTTCGCGCGTGTCTTCGCTGGTTCAGCGATCACTTCACAAAACTTTGCATTCAAGAAGTCGAGCGCCATCTCTTCTGAATGGATCTCCACTACCGCATCTTTGCGATAGTGGAATCCATTTCCAGAGACAGATTTCAAAAATCTGACTTTCATACTCTTATGCTTGAGCTAAGTATTTCACTGCACGAGTGTCAAGAACTTTTGAGTCCTTACGCGCGTAGCTTACGAAGCCTACCTCGAGTTCGTCCATGTAACGCTCATTCAAGCGTACCATTTGAACACCACCAGCAGAGCGAACAACAAACTTGCTGAAGTCAGCCGCCAACAATGTTTTCTTGCCAGTCGTAATTGCTGACTCCATATCGTTGTTGTAGTAGATGTTATATCCGAACAACTTGTCTGGCTGTCCCGCTTCCATTGAAGGAATAAAGATTGGGAAGTCATTTGCAGAGCCAAGACCTAAAGCGCGAATGGCCGCGATCACGTTGTCGTGAGCCATAAGACCGAATGTTGGCTTGTTGCGGTAGCTTGGATCGATGCTGTGAATCAAGTCAAGGATGTCGTCAGCCGCGATTGCAGTTGCAGAGGCCGCAGTGTTTCCTAAAGTTGCTCCAGTGATGATCCCTTGTGGCTGGCTTGAACCAGTACCAGTTGTGAATGCTCCGTTTGTTGCACGAGCGATTCTCTCACCCATTGCTTCAGCTAAGAACGCGTTCAGATCGAATGCATTGTCTTGTAGCAACTGCATTGAAACGCGAACTTGTGATGCGTAGTTGTATGCGCTTAACTGAGCGTTTGCGAATGTCATGTCTTGAACCGTTACAGCCGCCGCTTCAGAAGTCAAGTTTGCGTCTGTTGCAGTGTCGTTGATTGTTGGGTAGTCCAACAATGCGCCACCAGCAGTGTTCAATTTCTTTGCAAGACGCTCAACTTCACCAGTGAACAATGTCGCCATGTCCAACTCGTTTGAGAAGTCTTGAGGTACTAAGAAACCACCAAGGCTGTCTGTGCCGGCAATTTGCGTAGAAGTACCGCGCAATTCAGCCATCAAAGAACGCTCGTTGCTGTTCAATGAAGACATTCCGTTGCGTAGGTATTTTTCGAACGCACCTTTGCGAGTTGCTTTTGGAGCCGCTTCACGCACTTCAGCGTTTGCAGCCAATTCTTTCTTCATCTCAGCAGTGCGCTCGATGATGTCGATTTGCTCTTTGATGCTTCTTGCATCAGCTTCCATTGCGTCGAATTTCGACTTTTCTTCAGCGTTCAAAGAACGTCCTTCTTTTTGAGCGACCTCAACAATTTCTGTTGCGTTTTTGATCAACTCAGCGCGTTGTCCGCGTAGTTCGATGTTTTTCATCTTTTTCTAAAAATTTAGGGTTTTCAATTTATAAACATAAATGTCGGTATCATTCTCTTCAGCTTTCACTTCAACAGAAGCATCTTCAGAAGACGTGTCTGTTTTCACTTCAGTTTCAGATTCTGACGCCAAATCTCGTTGCTTGAGTTCACTTGTTGCTTCCGGATAAGCCGGTTGGGCAACTGGTGAAACATCCAACAAACGTGATACTTTCTCAATGATTCGATATGTTGTGCCGTTGCGTTCTTCCCAACGATCACGATCGATCAAAAATGCAAATGAACTTTGATTGATGTCGCCTCTTTTCATGAGTTCCATCAGATCATTTGCGTATGTTGTATTCGGTAGGTCTACTTCATAGAATAAACCTTTTTTATCTGTGCTAATTCTTAACGTGCCAGAAGAGACACGACCCAAGATCAAGTTTTCGTCGTGATTGAAATATGCACGAACGTCATTGTCGAGAACATCGTCAAATGCTCCTGCTTCTATTTGTTCGTAGAAACCACCCATCCATTCGCTGTCAGAGCCGTAGACGGCCGCGTAGCCTCTGATCGTGTTGCCTTCGTATTCAGCAGTCTCCATTCTGAATTCACGCTCTTCACGAACGACTGACGACTTTCTCACTTCAGCATCAAACTTCTCGAGTGTGCTAAATCTGTGCGCTACGTTCAACGCTGGTTTTCTTTCAATGTACGCGTCAGTTTCAGAATCGAAACGATAGATTCTGATCAGCGCCGCAGGGTCGTCTTCTGATCCTTTGACTTTGAATCCAGAATCTGCTTCAATTTCTCCGTCACGCTCGACTTGTATGATGCGACCGTAAGCAGAGCCGCCAGATGACGACCAGCGAACGAAGTCACCGACAGAGAGTGAATCTGCTTCTGCGCGATTTTCAAGAGCAGAGGCGTCTTCTGAGACGTCTTCTTGTTGATCTCCTTTGCCGAACGTGATGACGATCTCGTCATCAGTCTCGACAACATTCTTGATATGTCTTTCTGATTTGTCCTCCATTTTTTCAATTGTGCTTTTTGCCCAGCGAAGCATTGCATCGCCTCCCCAAGCATCGTACATGATTGATCCGCAAATCTCTTTTTGATCTTCATCAAAGTATTTGCCTTGATCATAGACTTTCGCTCTGCTCAAAAAAGAGAACGTTCTGACAAGAGTGTCTTTTGAAATCGTTTCTCTTTTTGCGAGTTGATTTGCACGTTGCCAGCCTACAGATGTTCCGCAATCAGAGCCGTGTTTCTCGCGATGATCGAGAGCGCGTTGTGCATTGTTTGACGCCGCTTCTGGATAATTATTGTACGGCATCGTCGTTCTCTTCAGTTGTTTGTGCTGATCCTACTTCTGTCATGTTCAACGGTTGCAAGTAAGCATCACCGCCTTCGATTGGCGCGAGATTCTCCATCTTGCGAACATCATTGGCGCTGATCCAGCCCCATTGACGACCTTTTGTGTATGCTTCGTATCGAGATCTGATGTCACCTCTGAGAAGTCCTTCCATGTTGAAGCGCACATAATAAGATGAATCCGTGAATAGTTTTCTGTTGAATTCAGATTCCCAGCGTTTAACCCAAGGAAGTATCGTGTTTCTCTGAAACTGGATGCCTTGTTCTTCGATGTTTGCGCGAGTGCTTGAGTTCTCGAGACTACCTAAATATGCGAGAGGTATTCTGAAGAAACGTGCGATATCTTCAACGCCGAACTTGCGTGTTGAAATGAATTGTGACTCTTGCGGAGTGATCGACATCTTCTCAACTTTCATGCCTTCTTCAAGGATCGCAGTCTTGTGTGCGTTGTCGAGACCGGAGTTGCGCTGATGCCATGATCTGATCATGCGCTTGTACGCTTCGTCACTTAATCTTCCCGGGTGTGTGAGAACAGCAGAGATGTTTGCGCCGTTGCCGAAGAACGAACCACCGAAGCGATCTGCGGCGAGTCCGAGACCGATTGATTCACGCGCTGATTCGATGACAGACTTTCCGACGATGCCGTCGAAACCAAGCCCAACGATGTGAATCACTTCACTATCGTCAAAAGTCTCTTTCTTGTCTATTGTATAGAACTTTTCATCTTGATAGACTTTCACCTCAACACGATCTGGATGTACTGGGATCAATCGCACAGCTTGTCCGGATTCATTGCGTTTGATGACGATGAAAGCGTTTCCGTGAAGACAGAGATGTGCTTGACACACTTCGCGAAGCGTGAAGTCTGTCATCATCTGATTTGGATGGTGAATCAACTTGTTGATCGGATGAT